GGGTGGGGGAGCCGCCGACCCGATCGTCGGCACCGGCCAAGAGGAGAAGAAGGAATACGAAGACTTCTTCTCGGCGATTAAGAGCGGACTGGCTTGAAGTTACTCCCCGCCCGACACGCCGATTTGACGCGGCCTCGGGCGGGGTTATTTTGTGGGCGATAGCGGTCACCATGCCGCTACCGTTTCCGGTGAATAAATTCTAGAATAGCCGGCATCTCCGCCCGAACCGTCACCGTATGGTGTGCCTGCTTGTTGCGCCGAGCTAGGGCGGAGATCTTTACTCCTCCGGAAACTTCGGTGACCGGACGCAAGGGAGGGGGCAAATTGTCCCCCTCCTTTCGCATGTGTAATAACCCCACAATTTGACAACCCTCTAAACGGGCGTAATTTAACCTCACGTTTACGGGTAGCGGTCAATCATCCGGTAGAAATCAGGAAAAGTTAGATTCGCGTGGAAGCCCGGTCCGCGACGGGAAGAGAAAACCAAGTTGGTGTCTATTACCGCGCCCGGACCGCATGTGCGATCTCCGAACAAGGCGAAGTAATAACGCCATAAAATAAGGAGAATACAAGCACTATGGCTTGCAATAACATCGAAGCTCTCTTCGTCGAACATGCCGGACTGATCCGGAACAATGTCGCGAAGAACATCATCAACTCCGATTTCTACCTGAAGTATCTGCCGCGTGAACAGTGGATGGATGGTCAGGGGACGGAATATCAATACCCGATCTACGAGCGCACGCTCTCGTCCAGCCCGGTTTCTTTCACTTCGTGGGAGTCCTCGGACGGCGAAGCGGGTGGTCAGTGCCAAGTCGCCGGTCAGTCGATCGACAACTTCGGCATCACCCTGCGTTCCACCAGCCTCAAAAAGGCCGCGCTGAACTCGCCCGACATCTGCTTGGACGACCTTCAGTTCGCCTGGCAGGTCGAAGATCAGGTCAAAAACATCGTTCGCGTTCTTTCCGAGAACACCAAATGGGTGTGGACCAACGCTTATCAGGACGAGTATATCGCGGCTTGCGGCACCAAAATGGTCGCGGCTCCGAACCTCCCGTCCGGTAGCTCGTCCTTCCCCGTGACCCCGGCCACCAGCAAATTGACCTGGGGTATCTTGGAAGCGATCTACGAGCAGCTTGGCTACAATGGTGGCGGCATCAATCCGTTTGCGCGTGTTGATGAGATGACCCCCATCTATGCCGCTGTCGGCGAGCGTTTCACGTTCCATGACCTCAAGCGCCAAGACGCCAACACCCGTGACGACTTCCGTTACGCTTTCGAAGGATCGGAGACTCAGTCCCCGATGCTCGGAGCGCCCGGTCTCTCCGGCGTGTATCGCGGCTACCGCTTCTTCACGATCGAGTTCCCGCCTCGCTACGACTTCGTCGGCGGTGCGTGGGTTCGTCGTGAGCCCTTCGCGTCGACCCCGACGACCAAGGGTGACAAGTGGGAAGTCTCGGATCTGTATAAGAATGCCGAATACACCGACACCGTGATTTATCACGCCGACGTGTTGAAGGTTCTGATTCCGAAGCCCAAGACCCGCGCCCCGATGACCTACAACCCCCAGTATAGCTGGACGGGTGAGTTCGTCTGGCGGAACATCCCGGACCGCGATTGCAACGTCGATTCTAACGTCGGCTTCTTCCGCGCCCTGTTCGCCTACGGCCCGAAAGTGGAGCGTCCTGACCTCGGCTTTGTGATCCGTCACAAACGCTGCGCTCGCGCCCTCGATCTGGTCGCTTGCTACTAATTAAGTAGCTTCGCACACCACTCTGGGGGCCTGCACAGCCCCCAGAGTGTCAGCGGAGCTAAAAGTTAGAGCATGAACATTCCTTCACCGAGTCCGCTCGTTTTCCCCGCCACCCCCGAGGTGGTGTTTCCGCACCTGTGGATCAAGCGGCTGCTGTTGGAAAGCAACGCGGTCGACCGAGGAAAAATGGAAGCCGAGTTCCTGCCTTACAACGCCGACACCAAACAAATCGCCCCTGAAGGTTTCGTGCAGAAAATGTCGACCGACGATCTATGGGCGGCAATCAATGAAGTTCCGGAGGTCGCGGCGGCATATGCTGCTATATTAGAATGTGTCACGCCGATGATGGCGTGGCTTGCAGAGAGAAACCAATAACTATGAAATTCCCTATTCCCGAAGGCATGGTGCCGCCCGATGGCGTCACCGAAGGCTCAACCTTTGACGCGCTCGCCACTCTTCGTCTCGAAGCTGATGGTCTGACCTTGGTCGCCATCGATGGGCTTCCTGTTGCGGAAGCCGAAGATGACGCCGAGGACATGGCTGAAGACAAAGCCGAGATGTCCGAAGAGATGGGCTTTGATGAAGCCATCCGCAGCGGAATGACGGGGGAGTAACCGCGTGATCGCCGACACGGAGCGTCTCATCGACGGCTTCCGCGGCCTTCCTGCGGGAATGGATGGATCGAAAGATCCTCCGCTTACGCCAAGCGAAGCCGCTTGGTATGCCACGAATGTCACTTTTCGCGGGGGCAACGGGCCTAAGACCCGCCCTGGGTTCCGTGAGATTCCTCCGACGTATTGGCGCAACCCGCAGCCCATCAAGTCGGTGGACACGATCACCATCGACGATGGAGTAGCGACCGTCAAAACTTCAACCAACCACGGCTACGACAACAAGGACAAGGTCATTGTCGAGGGAGCCACGCCCTCAGAGGTCAACGGGACTCATGTCGTCACCACCACCGGAGCGGACACTTTCACGTTCAAGACTTCGGCCTCGGGATCGGTGACCGGAACCATCACAACGAGGCGCGATATTGATGCGGCTTATGCCGACGACTTCTTCGACGGCGAGACCAGTCGCGGAAGATTTATCGCCATCCAGGGTGCCATTTTGGTGCAGGGCGCAATCGTCTACCAAGACCCTCGCGAAGGAAACCCGTCGCAGATGATTGTGGTAGCCGACGGTAACATTTACACGCTCAATTTCGAGGACGCTTCGTGCTTCCTGCTCAATCCCACCGATGGCATTTCTCCTGATGTGCCTGTCTACATGACGCAGGCCGAGAGATTTCTCGTGATCCAGACGGGCAAAGACGAACCGCGGGTTTACGACGGTTATCTCCTGCGCCGAGCCAGCTACTACGGCGACCAAGTCATTCCGATCGGCAAGCAAATGGCTTACGGGCAGGGGAGACTCTTTGTTGCGGTCAACGAAGGAGCCGAGATTGTTGCCGGTGACTTGGTGTTTGGTGGATCGACGACCAACGTCGCCATCACATCGTCGAGCGCGGCTAATCCTGCGGTCATCACAACGGCTAAAGATCACGGCTTTGTCGCTGGCGATCAGATCACGATTCAAGGTCATAGCAGTAGCCCGCCGATCAACTCGACCTACACGGTAGGGACCACATCGAGCACGACGACCTTCACCATTCCGGTGGCAGTAACCAGTGCCGGAAAAGGGGGATTCGTCAGCCGGTTCAACGCCGGGCAAGACAGCGATCTTCTGCGGTTTACCGAAAACACATTCCTCAACGAGGGCGGCAGCTTCGCCCCGACCGGAAAAGTCGGCCGGATCACGGGGTTGGTATTTCTCCCTGTGCAGGATACATCAACAGGTCAGGGCGACTTGATCGCGTTTTGCGAACGCGGAGCGGTGACCTTCCAAGTCTCGGCCCCGCGTGACCAGTGGAAGAATCTTCAGGGGTTCCAGCGCGTGCTCTTCGATAATATCGGGTCGACCAGCGACAGCATCATTCCCGTCAACGGGGATTTGTTTTTCCGGTCTCGCGAAGGCAACGGCATCCGAACCTACCGAAATGCCCGAGCCGAGGCCGACGGCTATGGCCAGACCCCAGTCAGCGCGGAGATCGATCCAGTTCTCAAACAGGACACGCAGTGGATGTTGGACCGCGTGAGCTTTGCCAACTTCGACAACCGTCTTTTGATGACCTGTCTGCCGAAACAGTATCCTCGCCGAGCCGCCACGCCGGAGTCAGCCGCCGAGTTCGCGGAGGAGCCGGTTCCCACGCTCTATGACGGTATCGCCGTGCTGGATTTCCAGTCGGTCTCGACCGGGCGCGGAAAGGCGGCAGCGGTGTTCGACGGCGTCTGGACTGGACTTCGCATCTACAAGTTGGTGCAGGGGACGTTCGACGGGGAACCGCGCTGTTTCGCTGTCTGTCAGCATGAGGATGCCACCGGACGGCGCAACGAAATCTGGGAGGTATCCCGCAGTGACGAATACGACACTCCGGTCGAAGGACCGCGACTCATCAACGCGGGCATCGTGACTCGCTCCTACGACTTTCGAGACACGATGAGTCTCAAGAAACTTCTCCGCTGCGATCTGTGGTTCGACGACATCGGAGGTGGACCGGACAATCTGTTCACTTGCTCACTGGCCTACCGTCCAGATGACTATCCGAACTTCACGACGTGGCAGACCTTCCAGCGAAACTTTGTCACTGAGTTCCGTTTGGTCGACAAGAACCTCTTGGCCTACACCGAGCGGATCGACGATGCCGCGTGGACCAAGACCAATGCCACGGTGACAGTCGATCTGGTGGCGAATCCGATTGGCCAAGTCGTCGATGCCGACAAGCTGGTCGATAGCACAGCCAACGCCGCGCACTCGGCAACCGCGACCAGTCCGACCTTGGTTTCGGGGGGAACCTACACGTTCTCGGTCTACGCCAAGGCCGACGAGCGCGACCGAATCTATCTTCGCATGACCAGCACTGGGTCGGCCTTCAGCGCGACCAAAGAGGCATGGTTTCATTTGAGCGGAGTCGCCGGAACCGCGAGCAATGCCAGTTCTGGGACAACCGCTCGCATCGAGGCTTTAGACGGTGGATGGTATCGCTGCTCGATCACCGCGGTCACCAACGGTGCTGGAACGACCGATTGCGTTGTCGGCTTGGCCGCAGCCGCGGGGCAGACAGACTTTATCGGCAACGACTTCGATGGTGTTTACATCTGGGGAGCCCAGTTGGAACAGGCCAGCGTTGCCTCCGACTACGACCCCGATCCGCCGCAGTTGATGAACTATTCCCGCGGCTACGCTCCACAGGTCCGTTTTCCGACGCCGCCCCGGACTGCCAACCTGGCGACTGACGTTCCTGCCTACTTGGGACATGACTTCACACTGCGCGTTAATTGGGCGGGTCACGCCCGACTCGGCCGTCTCATGTTGCATGGTCAGCGGGTCGTCGAAGCCGTCAACGGAGGAACCCTATGAGCGCCAATCCCAAAATTCTGATCACGTTGGATACCGACATCGAGGCCGACCAGAATTCATGGTCGGATCTTCCAGATGGATACTCCCTGCAAATCCAGAACTCTCCGGATCACGAGCTACTGCTCGATGACGATGGCAACCAGTTGCTCATCCAGTAATAACACCGTATTTTAACAGATGGCCACGGCTTACACCTCGGACAAGAAAATCGGCGCACTCGACCCCATTACGGGGACGCTCTCGAACACTGATGAGATTGTCGTCAACAAAGGTGGGGACACGCTGAAAGCCACTGTCGGGCAGGTCGAGGAAGCCGTCTTTTCCTCAAAGACCTCGGCGGGGTCGCCGCAGTCTGGAGACGTTGTCGTGGTCCGGCGTGGATCTTTGATCCGTCAGTTGGAGACTCAAAATCTGATCCCCGACGGGGCAATCACCAAGGAGAAGATCGCCTCCTTGGCCGGCATCGAAGACACCAAACTGGCCAAGATCACAACGGCCGGCAAGGTGGGCGGTGGGGCGATTATCGACGGAACGATCGGGGGGTCCACCGCAGTCAATACTAGCGGAGCAATCACTACGTCAGGGGCTTTGTCGGCTGGCAGTGGAACCGTCGGCGGGGCGCTGACAGTAAGCGGTGTTCTGACTGCAAGTGGGGGAGTTGCCGGGAGTGTCGTCGGGAACGTGACCGGAAACGCCAGCACGGCAACCAAGCTCTCCAGTGGTCGGACCTTCGAGTTGACCGGAGATGTCACAGGGTCGGTGTCCAGCGACCTGACCAGCGGGGCCAGTATCGCCGCGAGCATCGGCGACGGAACAATTGGTTCAAATAAAATTACAAATGCGGCTGTCACCGAAGCAAAACTTGCAAGCAGCGTGGCCGGTAACGGACTAACTGGAGGTGCGGGAACTGCACTCGCAGTCAACGTCGACGATGCAACGCTGGAGATAAACACCGATGCCCTCAGAGTGAAAGATCTCGGTATTGGCAATGCGAAACTCGCAGATAGCGCGGTGACCAATTCGAAGGTATCCGCATCCGCGGCGATCGCGGGGACGAAAATTTCCCCCGCTTTCGGATCGCAAAACATCAGCACGACCGGGACTTTGGCTGCTGGTGCAACCACGATTACAGGTGCGCTAGTTGCCAGTGGCGACATCACCGCGTTTTCCGATGCCAGAACAAAGACTGATGTCGAGACGATCACTTCGGCTCTGGAGTTGGTGTCCCGTTTGCGCGGTGTCCGGTATACAAAGGACGGAAAGCGCGGGGTCGGCGTTATCGCGCAAGAAGTTCAGTCGGTCCTTCCGGAAGTTGTTGTAGAGGGGGAGCAATATCTTTCTGTGGCTTACGGTAACTTGGTTGGCCTGCTCATCGAAGCGATCAAAGAACTGAACGCTAAAATCAAGTAATGGCCCTTCAATCCGCAGGAGCAATATCGTTCAGCCAAATCCAAGCGGAGTTTGGTGGGAGTAATCCCGTTTCTTTGAGCGAGTATTACCGCGGTGGTGGGAACGTCGCGAACGACCCGTTCGTGTATCAAGGAATCGACAGCGACATTCCGGCTTCCGGCGCAATACGTCTAGGCAATTTTCGGGGGACCACCAAGGGGAACACTTACGGAAATTATGTCGCAAGCCAGTGGTATACCGTGCCAGCCAACGTGAGGCGTATGCAAGTGTGGGCCGTCGGTGGTGGTGGTGGCGGATCTTCCGGAGGAACCGGAGGTGTTGCCGCCGGTGGTGGCGGTGGTGGCGGTGGCTACTCCTTCGGGCAGATCAACGTCTCTCCAGGGCAGTCCATTTATATTTATGTCGGAGGGGGAGCAGCCGGAGGAAGTGGGGGGTACAGCCGACCTGGAGGAACTGGAGGCACTTCTTCTTTTAGTTCCGTCTCTGCCAACGGCGGGGCTGGTGCCACTGGCGGTCCTTCGGGTGGCGGTGGTGTTGGGGGCAATGGTGGCTATGGAAACATCAACGCAGGTGCTCGCGGAGCGAACGGCGGAGTAGTCCGAGGGGGTGGAGGAGCCGCGGGCGCTGGTCATCCGTTGGGTGGATCCTATGGAGTCGGCGGCATTGGTGGGTCGACCGAAGGCCAAGCAGCGGGCGGAGGCGTTCAAGGTTATATTAGATTAAGGAGATAATTTATGGCTCTCATCCCAGGAACACTACCGACCGGAACCAAATATCCCAACGACCCCCAGTCGTTGCTGGACACTTTTGCTTCCTACCTTACCGCACCTGAAGCCAAGAAGAATCGCCCGACGGTAAGCGTGGTGACGCCTACCGCTGGTGGGACGGTCACTTTCAATTCTGGAGGGCAAGACGAAACACTTTACCTGAATCACGGTTCATCGATCGACGGTCTGACCATCGTGTTTCCTACGTCGGGAACCAGTGTTGTCGGGCAAACCTTGCGCGTTTGGGGCAAGTCCGCGGTCACGGCAAGCCCTGGCACGGTGACGCTCAACAAGCAAAGTCAGACTTTCGTGGGCTCCGACCCGTCCACTCTCTCCGCTGCGACTACCTACGAATGGCAGAAGGTAGCCAGTGATACTTGGATCCGCGTCCACTAATGGCGACTTACCTCGAAGCCCGTAACCTGCTGGCACCCTACGTCGACAATGGCGTGGCGGTGACTGATACGTCGCGCATCGACCAGCGAATCGACGAAGCCCAGCGCCGACTTATCGACCATTACAACTTCCTCTCGCGGCGTGAGGAGATGGAGAAGGCATCCCTGACTTGGCTCCCCGGCGGAACCACGGGTAACCCGCAGACGGCAAACCTGATCTTGGACAACCTCGATGCGACCAAGAACATGATTTTGGCCCTGTGGCGCGAGGAGAACAACCAGCTTGAGTTGGCCCAGGGTCTTGAGACCCGCGCCTACAGCTACATCGAGCGCAACTTGATGAACGATGTCGAGCGCAGTCGCCGTTCGACATTTCAGACGCTGGCGACCAACAACGGTCAAAACACTTTCGGTGGGCTGACTGGACGGGTCGGACTGGAGACCTTGGTCCAATACCGCCTACCGGAGAGCCGGATCAAGAGCCTCATCAATCAAGCCTACCAGCAGGCTGTCGATCAGCACAATTTTGTCAGTCGCCGCGAGGACAAGTCGAGAGTTCCGCTGACCTACACGGCTCTGAATGCGGACATCGAAACTTTCAACGCGCTCCTCCCCGTCGAAGTAGTTCGGCTTTTGACGCTCTCCTTGATTGTCACGGATGCGGGCGGCGACGGCGCAGGGCTCAAGCAGCAAGCGTTCGAGTTGATCGAGCGCAATGTCACGGCGCTGGTTGAGCAAACACGCCGCGATGCGGGCGGAACCGAGGGTCGGCTGCACAATGAACTGCCCGGAGGTCTGCAAATCCCCACGGCACGTCTGACTACGTATCTCTCCCAAGCAGCGACCGAGGCAGGGACGCACTACGATTTTCTGGCTCGTCGCGAGGACTATTCCAGCGGGGTGAAGCCCAACCCGTTCCCCTATGAGGTGCTCAAGCCACTGGTTGAGTCCTACAGCGCGGCCCTTGGTGGAGCAGTCGATGTGGCCAATGCGAAGAAGCAGGAAGCCTTTGCCGTCATTGAGCGTGATCTGATGCAGAATGTCGAAGCCGCCCGTCGTGTCGCTGCTGGGGAAGAAGGGCGTCTGCACAACGAACTTCCCGAGGGAGTTCGGATCGCGACATCTCGACTTACACAGTATTTAGGCCAAGCAGCCACGGAGGCTGGCGCTCACTGGGATTTTCTTGCCCGTCGTGAGAACTATTCCAGTGGAACCAAACCCAATCCATTCACCTATGAAGTGCGGAAAAAGTTCGTGGAAAGCTATGTCGCGTCCGGGGCTGGTGCGATCGAAGCCGCCGCGGCGCTCAAAGCCGAAGCGCAAGCGTTGATCGAGCGCGACCTGATGGCGCAAGTCGAAGCAGCGCGTCGGGCTGCGGTGGGCGATGAAGGTCGATTGCACAATGAACTTCCTCAAGGTGTCACGATCCCGACGCCGCGATTGACCACCTACTTGTCTCAAGCGTCGACCGAAATCGGGGCGCACCAAGCCTTTCTTCAGCGGCGAGAGGACTACAACGGCCCCGCCCCGTCGCCGACCTTCGAGCAGCGGAAACTCATGGTGGAAAGCTATCTGGCCACCTCGGCAGGCCAGCCGGATGTGGCGGCGGCGCTGAAGCAGCAAGCTCTGGCTGCGGTCGAGCGCGATGTGATGGCCGCGATTGAAGCCGCCCGCCGTGCGACCCGTGAGGCGTTGCTGGCGTCGTCCAATGACACCTTCGGTTACCACTGGGGACGAATCGGGTTGGAACTGCCCGAGGCTTACCGGCTCTCCGACTCGGCCGTTAAGCGCATGGTCAACGCCGCAGAGGAGCAACTGATGTTTGCTGGCAAATGGGTCGGCACAGTGGCCGAGTATACGCTTTCGGTGTCAGCCACGGGTGAATTCTTCCTGCCCCAGGAGATTGAGACGATCCTTTTCCTGTCTTTTGATGGCGACCCCAAGCCTGTGCACGATCGGCTCAACGAGTGGATCCGCGGGGGTTCTGGCTACCGTGAGACCGATGATAGTTGGCGTGAGGGGGCCGTGGATCGAGGCGAGGCCGTTGATCCGGCCGACGGGTTCCTGAAGCGCAAATACTGGATCACCCTGCCGACGGTCGTTCCCGTGGTCCGGATCCTGGCCAAGCGGCGCTTTGTTCCGCACACCTCCGATTCGGAACAGATGTATCTGCGCAATTACCAAGCAATCTACGAGGCGACCAAGGGCATCCTGCTCGGCGGAGAGCAGATCACTCCGCACATCGAGAAGGCCAAAGAGATGCTGGCTTCACAGATCGCCCAACAGAGCTTCACAGGAAACCGCGGAGCCGCCCACACCCGTCGCGTTCTTCAATTTCGATGATATAGTAATAACAGCATAATGACTGCCGAACTAGACTTCAAAGAAAGCGTGCCGATGAGCTTCGAGGCCGCAGAACACCTCGTCGACAGCTTGGAAGAAGCCATCAAGACCAGTGGACTTCCACTCAGTGAGTTCCCCTTGGTGCATAGGTTTACACCGGGGCTTTACATTAGAGAAATATTCATGCCCGCCGGATCATTGCTGACCAGTAAGATCCACAACACAGAGCACCCTTTTGTAATCTCACGGGGCGTTGTTTCCGTTTGGTCCAAAGAAACCGGGGCTGTGACGTTGCGAGCACCCTACACTGGTATAACTACGCCAGGCACACGACGGGTTCTGTTTGTCCATGAAGATACGGTCTGGACAACTTTTCATGTCGGAGAAGAGACAACGGTTGAAGAGTTCGAAAAGCGCATAATCGAGCCTCGCAACACTACGTTGCCGGATAAGGAGGAACTCTAATGTCTTGGGTAGCTGTTGGCGTTGGCGTCGGGACCACTGCCCTAAGTTTGGGCGGGAACTACTTGCTGAGTCAGCAAGGCGGTGCTGGTGGTGGATTCAACTCTGGGAAGATCAAAGATGTCATCAAAGACTACCAAGCCCAAGTCAATCAGATTGCGACAAGCCTCATTAGCAATACGACGGAACTGACTGCTGCTGCCACGGGGAACGTCGCGGGCTTCGGGGATGAATACCGGGTAAATGCCAAAAAAGAAGAAAAGCAGCTTCTAGAGCGGTTAGAGAAACTCAATAAGAGCTACAGCGATCGCGTTGCTGAACTTTCTAAAGCCTTTCCGGAAGAAGTCGGCAAATCCCTGGAAGCCTTGACCAGCATGACCGATGCGCTGAATCAGGGCTCCCGCGAGGAAACCTTGAGGCAGCTTGCTGTCTTCGAGAACGCTTCTACGGCACTCGATAATAAGCTGCGCTCGGAAAGCGCCCAGTCACTAGCAAAGTTTGATGAATCGACGCAGAGTGCGATTCGCCAATACCAGAGCGATGTCGAAGCCGAGGCGCAGGCGACCGAAGATCGGTCAATGGGCCTTGGAGACCAATTTCTCCAAAGGGCTAGCGAGGCCACTGCGCGTTACGACAAGGTAGCGACCCAATCCCCGGAGTTTCTGGCTGAAGCGACTCGCGCTGCCGATACGCTTTCCAAAGCCGCGCTCTCGACGCGCATGGATCTCTTGGCGACGGCAGATCCGCGGGCCTTGGAGCTTTCAGCCATTGCCGACGAGAACGCTGCGGCGATGATGAGCGGCCGGATTGCGGCCGATGTTCAAGCCAATGTGGCGCGGTCCAGTGCGATGCGTGCCCTTCAAGGTGGGTTCGGGGCTTCGAGTGAGATGGGACGCGGGCTCACGGCGCGTGACTTAGGACTGACTTCGTTGGACCTTCAGCAACGTGGAGCCGCACTCAATGATGCGCAACGCCGACTCAATTACGAGACAAGGGTGGCTGGGACACAAGTCAACCCGTTCGATACCGCTGCACAGATGCAGCAAGCCGAAGGTGTCTTGCTGAACACCACCATCGGCACGGCCGAAAGCGATCGCAACCAGCGGCTGTCGGCGATCCAAAACGCCTCTTCCCAGAGGCTCGGAACAATGGACGCAGTTTTCGGAACGCGGCTGCAAGCGGCTGACACGCGCAGGACTCAGGAAATGGGGGTCGCCCAGAATATGTATTCGTCCAACTTAGACGTGACCCGCGACATCATGCGAACGTCTTTGGCTAATACCTACGACATCTACAATAACAACTTGGGACTGGCCAATACCGTCTTTAACGCCCGCGTGGGCACCGCTGAAGGCTTGTTGCAGGCCGGATTGGGGCTGGCGACCGACCTCTATAAAACGAACACCGGAGCCGTTGGAAACATCTACAACACAAGCGTCGGCATGGAAGGCAATATCTACAGCGGTCGAGTGACGACCGAGAACAATGCCATGTCCACGAACGCGGCAGCGCAAATCGCCGCCGCGCAGATGGAAGCACAAGCTGCCGGAGGTGCCGCTGCGACACTCTCCAACATTCCGATTCAGCAGATGCAAATGCAAATGGGCAACAATGCGGCTTCTGCCGCTTTGTGGGGAAGCGCCATCCAAAGCGGTTCTGCCTTGGCGGGATCCTACCTCGGAAGCCAAAACTGGAACACGAACACGAACAGATCTTACGGCGCAGGTCTGATGTCGACCGGAGGGTATAATTCAGCGGGAGCCGCTTCAAGCGCCGCACGCTACTCTTCTTCGGTCAGTAATGTATCCGGCGTCGGATATGTCCCACGGGCAACAGCGACCTAATTATGGCACAGTCATTCTTCCAACCCGTCAAAGTAACCGCGCAAGACATGGGCGCTCCGCCGTGGGACTGGAATCCTGGGGCGACGTTTGTTGCTGCGTTCAACGACGCACGCGCCCTTCAGTTAAAGCGCGAACAGATGGAGAACGAGCGGCAGATCATGGAGATCTTGATGCCTTACAAAGTCAAGAAAGCGCAGCTTGATCTCGAGGAGCTTCGTTCGGATGTGAAGCTCAATGAAGCCGCCCTTGACCTCCGGCGTGAGGAAATAAAATACCGCAACCAAGCGACTGAAAATCTCATGCGCGGCGGGCGCAAGCCGAAGGCAATCTTCAATCCGGCCAGCGGCATGTTGGAGGCGGTTGATGGCTACTCGGATCCTTTGTCTGGCGACTTTGGCGGCGAAGATCCTCTGCCTGCGGTAGTGTCCGCGGCGGATACGGGCGAGCCCATGATCTACAATGAAGACGGCACACTGAATGCGGAGCCCCTGCCAAGTGAAGAGGAAGCCGAAACCCTCCCGATGGAGGGTGGGGCATTACAGGTGCCGACCAACCCATTGATCGACGAGGAGGGCTACAGTGAAAGCTCCAATCCTTTGCTGCGCGATAAGTTCTTTGGCAGCATCGCGTCGGTTCAACCGCCGAAATTAGCGCCGTCTTCGAATGAAGGATTCAACAATCCTTTGGCCGGAGTAGATGAAAATGCTGCTTCAGTGCCAGTCGGCGCACAATACACGGGCGGTGCAAACGATGTCGCATCGGGAAAATTCGATGCTTCGTTGGCTGAAGAAGAGTCCCGCTCGGTTGCGGCCGAAGCTGGGTTTGATGTGGGAAGGTTTGCCGACAGTATTACGGATGATGCCGCGAAGCCTGAAGCGGAAGACGAGCGTCTTATTCGGGAAATCCAAGCCGACCGCCAGAAGTTCGAACAAAACATCTACGAGATGCGACGACAGGGCTACGACGTGAGCCCGCAGGACTTGCAGATGGGCTACGAGCGCATCGAGCGTCGTTCAAGGGCGCTTCTGCTGCCCTTCGCCAATAAACTCGGTGAGGCCGGTATGGCGTCAATGAAGATTTTGTTAGACGGTAAAGAGCCCTTCGAGTCGGCCTATGCAAGCGCCAAACGATCGGTCGCGGCGGCAGACCCAGAGCGGGTTGGACCAGTCGCTCCAGACAACCCCCAACTAAAGGCGGCAATCGATAATAAGAAGAACTATCGGTCGACTCTTCCTGAAGACCCTACGACTTGGACTGATGAAGAGCGCGGGACCGTGGCAGCGTTCGATCGGACTATTCAAGTTCTCAATGCGGTGCCGAAGCGGTCGCTATTACAGGACGTGGTGGCAACAAAATCAGAACTGCAAAGCATGTCCGAAGCTCTGAACCAGCGCAGGCCGTATGCAAGGATTAATTCAGATGGAACCTACGAAGTAGTTCCGATGGAGCAGCTTGAAAGTGTCGCAGGTGAGACGAAACAAAAGCTCGATGCTCTTGTGCCTCGACTTCGCGAGATTGAAGACCCTGATCTATTCAACCCCCTTAATTACAAAACGGAGGATGAAATGACAAAAGCGAAAGCCGAAACGCTGAAGCGCAACCCCAACGCTTTCGTCATCACCCCCAAAGGTGAGCTTTCCTATCTCCGCAATTTCAAGGCCAGGGAAGAGGCTCAACAAACAGAACCAGCGCGAGGCGAGTTGGATGACTTGACACCCGAAGAGCGGGAGCGGGTAATGACGGAGAAGATCAAGAAAGCTGCCAACACAGTCGGGCCTATGATTAAGCGAGCGGGTGGCGCGATCCTCCGCGGTGCTCGCGCCATAAGGTAAGAAGCCAAAACGTCGATTATAGGCTATGTTAGTCAATGGCTTGGCTCGATAAATACGGCATCACTGAGGGCGACGTGGTTTTGGATCTTTTGCAGGATCCGTTCAACCGCGACACTGAAGCGAAGGCCGAGACGGAGTTAACGCTGTCAGACAGTGCCGAGCAGCAAGCCGACGACTTTTCGCGTTTAAGTGTAGCCCCTGACGGACCAGCCCGAGAAGCGCAGCCGGAGCCAGTGGAGGTCGACGAGGCCGGTTTGCCTTCTTGGTTAGCCAAGTACGAGGCTACGGATCCACTGTATCAATTCACTTCGCCGGCTCGGTCAATTGGGGAAGAGTTCAGCGTCGGCTTGGAGCGTGGCGTCGACCAGACCCAAGGGCTCGGCTACGGGCTGGTCGGGCTTATGGGGCAGGCGCTCGGGGTGGAGGGTATCGAGGAGTTCGGGCTGGAGAATTACGTCCGCAAGATGGAGGAGGCGGCGCAGAACCAAGCGACCGTGCAGGATCCTTTCGAGGAGATCGAGGGTGTAGGGGACGCAGCGACCTATGCGGCGGGGCTTTTGGGTGAGCAGATCCCGCAGTTACTGGCCTCGGCCGTGGGTGGTGGCGTGGGCGGTGTGGTCGGCAAGACCTTGGCTAAACGCATCATCGCCAATGAGGTCGGCAAGCGGGTGGCCGCAGGTATGGCGGGGCGTGAGTTTGCCAGCGAGGCGGCGAAGGTCGCGGCCCGTGCCAAGCTCGCCGCGAAAGCCGGCACGGAAGTCGCCGAGCAGGTGGCCAAAGGCGTGCTGATGTCCGAAGGACAAGCGGCGACCCGTGGCGGTATTGCTGGTGCTTACTTGTCCAACTTCGGACAGATCGCGGGCGGGAGCTTTGGCCAGATCGCGCAGGAAACGGGCGAAGGGGATGCCCTGGCCGCAGCAGCTTTTGCCGCCCCCGGAGCAGCACTGGATACTTTGGGCGAGGTCTTCATCGCCGGAAAGTTCCTCAAGCCCTTCACTAAGACAGGGCGGGCGGCGATGGAGGGTGTCGACACGGCTACGGGGATTTCATTCCCCGGCCGTGTGGCTCGCAAGGTGGGGGTCGGTCTCCCTTCTGCCGCAGTCTTGGAAGGTGGCACTGAATACGTGCAAACGGGACTGGAGCAAGCGGCCGTCGGCGCGGCTGACCCGAATCGCACGATCGAAGAAGTCGTAGGAACCCCCGAAGCCGAGCGCGAGCGTCAGATCGCCGCGGCGGCGGGTGCCGTGGTTGGTGGCGGTCTCGGTGGCGCTGGCAGTGTCATCGAAGCACTGGCTCCGCAGACGGCGGCGAAGTTGCGTGAGACGACGCAGAGGCGCACGGCGGACGCTCCGGCCGAGCCCGGTGCTGCTTTGCCTGGGCAGTGGTCGCAGTCTGTCGAGGTCAACGGGATCACGATGCGTAAGAGTGCTTCGGGTATCTGGGCGGCGATCAACCCTCCGGAGGACTTGGACCCTGCGGCTCCGCGCAACACCTTGGAAGATGGCTCCAAGGTCATCGTGCTTCGCAGTTCGGCCGGTGAGCAGAACAGTTGGCTGATCGAAGAAGCAGAAAGTGCCTTAAACGACGTTGCCGACGAGCAGACAGCCGACGATGTGACGGAGGCGGAAACTCAGCAAATCGCCGATGACGAAGACGAGTTAGGCGAGGATGCCGAGCTTCAGGAAGTGCGGCAGGGCTTGGCAATCGGTGAAGAACCACCGCGCCAAGATCTCGGCACGGGTCAGCCGATGAAGTCAGCCGAAGAATCGGCACGGGCTATCGACGACATCTACACCGAGGCAGAGCGTCAGGGGCAGAGCCCGTTTAGTGCCTTGTTCCAGCGCAAGCGAGCCGATGCGGAGAATTCACGCCAACGAAAAGCTGAAGAGCGGATGCTCCAGTGGAGTCGCATCATCGCCCGTAAGCCGGACGAGACCAAACAGTTTGTCGACGGGCTCAAGCCAGGCGACCGGGTAAGCATCGCTTCCGGCGATGTCGGGGATAATGATTTCACTGAGACAACAGGTATTTTCGTAAAGCGCCGCCCCAGCGGAAATGCAGTGTTCAAAGTGGCGAGGCTCTCACCGCGTTCGGCAGAAGCAACGGCAGAGCAAAGAGCAAGAGGTGAAACTCTAGTCGGCCCCGTCCAGCGGATCGATATAACCCCCGACAAATTCAACCGCATCAGCTTGGCTCCCCCGCCGGAATCTCGGCCGTTAGTCAGTCCGTTCGAGGAGACGATGCGCGAATTGCTAGGAGCCAACCCTGACAAACGTGCCGCCGAGCAAGCCTTGGGCTCCCCTTACACCGGTAAAGGAGCACCCCAAGAGACCACGATCACCAATCGTCTGGGCAGCGGCCCGATTCCAGTGTTGGTGCGGTGGTTCAACAAGAAGGGTGAGAAGGGGACGATCATCCCGACGTTCAAAGGCAAGTTCACCAACTCGCCGCTGACAACGGTCTTCCAGATGAATGAGGGCTTGAGCGTCGAGGTGCCGGACGATCAGTTGGCCGATCTCAGCCCAGACATCCAAGTCGAGTCGGTCAGCGACAAAAAAGGCGGTCGTCGCAACATCGTCACTGCGGTCAACCTCTGGGGACGCACCTATCGCCGCGGTAAAACACCCGCCGACTTCTCAGTAGATCTCCCGCTGACTTTGAGGGGTAGCAAATCACGCAAACAAGGGGTTTGGCTATTTGACGAGATCTACCGCAACGCGCCGGAGCGAATCGCGATGAGCGAAGCTGGTAGACAAGCAGCCGAAACACGACAAGGCGGACCGCTGGAAGAACAACTTCGCCGTGTGGCCGGCAACATCGCCAAGCTCGATGCGGTGGAGAACATGTTCTACCAAGACGATTTCCAACGGGCGACCGACTTCTTGGAGAATTCCAATCTTCCGGAAAACGAGAAGCGTTTGGCGCAGCAAATGGCCCAAGACAAAGTCGTCTTGGCCTACGAGAAAGCCGCCCGCACCAGCCGCGGGGCACCGTTCCGTGCGGAGGGTCGTGATCGGATAGCCAAAAGACTGACAGAAATTCTTGCCGAACTGCGAGCCGAGGAATTGGCGCAAGCCAAAGACAAAGCACTTACCTCGATCTACGGGGATGTGCGCAGTCCGCGGGACATTCGTTCATCCCAGACGCGGGTCAACCGCTTGACTGGAAAAGCTCTCGGCAGCGTGCGCCAACAAAGTCCGCAGCGGTCGTTGGAGAAACTCGGCTTGGCCCAACGTGAAGTCACGCAAACACCAAACGACAAACAGCGGAAAGCGTTCGAGGACTTGGAGAATTTCTTAGAGGGTCAAGCTCTCTCCGGCCGATCCCGTGAAGACATCGAGAAAGGTATCCTGAACCGTATCGAAAAGGGGACGGTAGGGATGCTCAACAGAGCCAAGACAATCCTCGAAAAAGAATTTACGGAAGGGCTCAAGGGCAAAGCGAAAGGCGATGTTGTCCGCGCCATCAATCAGGTAGCAGACCGCTACCGCCGCCTCGGGAAGTTCAACCCGATAGCCATAGCGACCCAAGCGGCATTTTCTGCCAAGCGGTCCATCCGCCGCCAAGAAAGCAACGACCCGACGGTCAACATGACCGACCAAGAAGCCGAGCAAGTCACGGCTCGTCAGGCCCCCGTCGATACCGAGACACGACAAGCCGCGGTGACTGAGGAATTGGAGCGTGTGCCGGAGACGCGGGAAGCTGAAGTCGGGCAAGCTGAACTCCCAGAGGATAGCGACCAACAGACAGAAGAGGGTGCCGTCGCCGCTTCCGAGGAGGAGGATGTCCAAGACGCCTTGGAGCAGGGCCGTGACCGCCTTCTTCAGATCAATGACGACGATCTGGACCTCGTTCTCAGAAACAGAGCCCTACTTCAAGATGAACGCGGAAGGGCTCTCCGTGGTCAAAAGAGTAGCCTCAATGCGGCTCAACGTAGACGAGCCCTTGAAATTGAACGCTTTATATCAGGAGAACTAAACTATGAAGACATCTACCCCAATGCCGGAACAAGAGGAGGAGACACCGCCGTCGCCGATGGTGCTGTCGCTGCTGGCCGGACGAGCCCTGGAGAAGTATTATCCGGAGCTTCTCGATCAGTTGCCCGCGGAACTGCAAGAACGCGCGGTCAGCGGGGACCAGACCGTGTGGGCGGACCTGATCAAGGAGCAGCCGGAACTGTTCAGACAGCCCCCGTTCAGCGCGATGGAGGATCTGGCGTTCCAGCACCTCTTGACCCCCAAGCCGTCCGCGCAAGAGCCCGAGCCACTACCCGACGATTTGTCCAGTCCTTTGCCCGCCTAACCGACGCGGAGCTAACTGCGCTCTCCGATGCCGAACTTGATCGCGCCCGGCAAGCCATCCTCAATGAACGCGACCCAGCCGAGGCGCTGGCCAATCGCGTAGCGATCGGATCCACCGCGGCATCGGTCGCCGACTTGGCGCGGAGGTCCGGATTGGATCTGCTGCGCGGAGCCGCAGCAGAACTCGCCACCGAGCAGGCCAACGCGGACGCAGTCAATACCGCCCGCGATAACCTCGGAGCGTTGTTGCGGAGCGGTGCGTTCGCCGATGCCAACACGTTTCTGGACCGCGTATCGACCACCGGCTCAATGCCGCGGGATATGGCTCTCCGCGCACGAGAGTTCTTAAAACTCGCTCGGCCAGAAATTAACCTAGACCCGAGACTCAGGCGGGGAGCCCGTAGAATCGACTTCAATAATGTCGGCATCCAGATCGGACGTTTCGGACCGGATACTTCTTGGGCAGGACTGACCACAGGTGCGGACGGCAGTTACAACATCGCGATCAACCTCGATGCCGTGCACGACCGCGACAGCGTGGTTAACACGATGCTGCACGAGCTTCAGCACGTTGTGCTCAAGGAGAAAGTTGCCCGCCGCATTCCGCTCAACCGTGTCGAGCAGGAGGCACTCGACCGCTTGGAGGGCATTCGACGTGAGGCGGTGATTCGCGCCGCCCGTGATCGGAAGCTGAATGTTCCCGATCAGCCAACTGATGCCGATGTGGCGAGACTTACCAAAGAGCTTGTGGATCTGTCCGACCCAGCACTGGGCATAGATGCCGACCGCTCGCTGGCTTCGCTGGAAAACTTGGATGAGTTCGTCGTCGAGGTGTCGAGCAATCCGGAGTTGGCCGACCTCATGGTGCGCCTCGGCTTCGGCGAAGGCAAAGGCAAGGTGACTATGCTGGGAGCCTTGAAGAATGCGTGGGACGCCTTGGTTCAATTCGTCACTGGGGTCAAAGCCGATCCAAACTCGCCCCTGGCCAAAGCCTTCAAAGATTCTTGGATGGTCACTTTTGCCAACACCGGAGCCGACCTTAACCTGGGTGACTACACAATTCCTGAAGTTCGCCGCACGGCGATGGCCGATGAACTGGCCAAGATGGCGGAGATCCGCGCCTTCATCGACGCACGGGTCGAGCAAGAGAACTTGGCTGGTACGACCGAAGAGCGCAACCGCTTCTTGGCCGAGTGGAGCCAGCTAAACTCGAATCCCCGGACGGCCCCGGCCCGCAAGGCTCGCAAGCAAGCGGCCAAAAAACAAAAAGCCCGAGCCCAGCAAGCCGCAGAGCCGGAGAAGAAAGTTGAACAGCCCAAGAAAGTTGAACAGCCCAAGAAAGTTGAGACGAAAAAGACCGAGCCTCCCAAAAAGACCGAGACCAAAAAGGAAACCCCGCCGAAACCTCCCGAGGTAAAGAAGGCGGTCAAAACGGCTAAGACCAAAACCGTCAAACCTCAGTCTCCGGCGGCAAGTGAAAACGAATTCGACGAGGCAAAGAATACTTTGTCTGAAGACGAGTGGGTCAAGTGGCTCAAGCAAAACGGATACACGCTCGGGGATGATGCCGACTATGCTCGGATGGTTTATCGCTCAAACCGTAGTAATAACGCCGCAACACCGCAGCAAGCTGCACGCAACACGGTTCAGGCTTCACAGAGCCGAGCCATCAGACCCAATTTGACGCCAGAGGGTATGGCGAAATGGGATAACGCCGAGGCTTACGCCGACAGTCTTGCCCGCATGACTCAAGACGAGGTGGACAACGTAGATCCTTACGACAACTCGTATGGCTTTAAGATCTGGGAAGCTCGCAAATTGATTTCAAAAATCCCAGTCAATAGTCGGAAGTTCAAACGGGTCACTGAAGACAACACCAATCTCCTGTGGCAAGAATATGAATTTGTCGCCAACGTAAACGGGGAGCCTTACGGCCTAAATAGATACGAAGATCCTGATGACGATGAATTAATCGTGTATGCCTTCTCGCCAATATACCCAGATACTAGACCGATTGAAACTACTTGGGGAAAAGGCAACGAAGATGAGGTAGTCAAAGAAATGGTGGCCCACCAACAGGGCCGACAAGTTTCACAGAGCCGAGCCCGCGCCAAGGTATCGCCGAAGTCCGCCGGCCGCGCACTACTCAGACTTGCAGAACAGCGCGGCCAAGCCCTGTTCCAACTTCCGGCGACGTTGTCCGACAGCGAAAGTCTTCTGGAAGTTATGGGATCTACGGGACAACCATTCTCTCTGGTTGCTCTTGGTGGCCGCAACGAAAGCAACCCAGAAAACTATTTTGTAAGTTCTCAGAACTCTTTGGAGATCGGGGCTCCCGCTATCTTCGAAACCGAAGATGGATACGAAAAAACTGTTATTACAGCCATTACTCCTAAAACTGTTGGTGTTCGGCTTTCTGACGGTTCGGAGACGTTCAAACCAAAGCATACCGTTGTCACTGGTCGCGGATGGGTTGGTCTGTCAAAGCGGGGCCGTTGGATCATGGATTCAAAGCGCGGTGAGATCGATAAGGTCGCTTACGTGATAAGCTCTGACCGAGGTAATGAATGGCCGATCGTAAACTCAAGGGAACTCTACCAAGGAATTTATCAATGGGCGCACAACACCAACAAACTGATCGTCCCTGACGCGACAACGTCTTGGGCTGGCAACTATCGCCGCAACGCGCATCAGCTTTCTTCCGCGCTCCGCAATAAATCCGCGGACCACTTTATCCCTACGGTCGACCAGTTAAAAAGGATGTTCCCTGACATCGAAGCTGGGCCGGATCGACAGACATTTGATGGCTTGGCCGATCCAGACATGTGGGATGAAATCGGAGCAGATTTAGGTTTGGTTTCGGTCGAGCCTCCCTCGAATCCGGTTCTGACCGATGCGTGGAACGCCCTTGGAGCCGAGGAAAAAATCGCCGCCTTGGCCCGCGCTGAGATCAGTTATGTTGAACAAGCGATCCCAGAACTTGTCTCAATGGTATATGACCGGAGGACCGACAGCTTCAGAGACTTGGACCAAGGCCGATCCTTGGATCGAAACCAAGCAAGAGAACGACTTGGTGAACTCATTACGCGCCAAGAGGGCCGCGAAGATCTGGCTGAACCCGAGCGAGTCGGAGAGGCAACTCTTGTGCGCTATATTGCGGAGAAGGCCGCACTTGAAGGACGCCTCGGAAACGGGTCTACGCGGGATGGTGCTCAGTCTAATCTAGACCAGATTGCTTACTCCCGAGCCCGCGGTCGCGTCTGGCGTTCAACGACCAAGGCGATACCCACAAACTTAGGCACCAAGAAGGACGAAGACGGTAACCGGATTCCTGGCACAGTGACGCAAGGCGGCATGTTTGCCGTCGATGAGCTTCTCGACAAACGAGCAGGGGATCTCTACCGCGAGAGCCGGATGGCGATCAAAGCCGACGTGGCGGTCATCCAAGAACTCTCCCGGCTCTTGGGGCGGCAGATGAAGAGGTTCTTCAAAGGCCAGACCCCGCCGCTGGAAATCATCAACACGGCCTTGGGTAACTTGGAGAACCCCCTGACCGAGCAGCAGATCAACGAGATCGAGCAGATGCGGTTGAATGGTCAGACCAACCAAGCGGCCAAGAAGCGTGACCAATACATCCGCGACAATCGCCGCAACTTCAAGCAGACCAAGCAGCCGGAAGCCTTGGCCCAGTTGCCCGAGGAGTTGGCAGCAACGATCCGCGAGATGTCTTCCCACATCGAGTCGCTCTCGCGCCGTCTCCCCAACGAAGGTCTGGTCAACGGCGACTTGGCGATCACGGTCGACGAGGCGCTCGGCACTTATCTCAACCGTAGCTACGCTATCTTCGACGACCCGCAGTGGGCCGATCGGGTGCGCAAAGACCCGAAGGTCATGGACGCGGCCCGCAAATACATCCGCAATAGCTTGGTCAAAGCCAAGACCGAGGAGCTTATCGTCAATGCCGCCGAGGACGGTCGCACGCTATCGCGTCAGGACGCTTCGGCGATGGCCAACGACTCGGTGTCCGAGGATGAAGTCGAAAACATCCTCGAAGGCTACCTCGCTGTGGGGCAAGAGGCCCCGACGATCGAGGTGCTGTCCGGCCGGATCCCAGGGCAGAAGAATCTCAGCCTTTTCTACAAACGCGGAAATATCGCGCCGGAGATCCAAGCCCTCTGGGGTCGCTATGAAGATCCGACCGTCAACTATGCGAAGACGGTGATGAAACTCTCCAGTGTCATCGCCAACGACAATTTTCTCAGCGAACTGCGCGACCTCGGTATTGAGGAGGGATGGCTCTGGAGCCGCGAGAACAACCCCGACGATACCCGTCATCCTCCGGGCTACGTCCGCATCTCGACCGAGACGAACCCGACACTCGCGCCGCTTGGCGGCATGTATGCCCACCCGATGCTGGCCGAGGGGCTCTTCAAGATGTTCCCTGTCGGATCGACGGAGCAGCACTACTTCTGGCTGCGTTCGGCCATGAAGCTGACCGGCATTTCGATGGCGACCAAGACGGTCGGCTCGGTGGCCTCGCAGATCCGCAACTACTTGGGCAACTACTTGAACCTTGTGGCCACGGGTAACTTGGGTCTGCGCGACATCGCCAGCGGTGACTTCGCCCGCCGATTCCAGAACTCCACGGACACGGTGCTGGCCAACACGTTCAGCAAATACCGCAACATGAGCCGCGCTGAATGGCGGGCCAAGATCGACGACTACATCCGCCGTGGCATTGTCGGCGAGTCAATCACCACCGGACTCCTCGAAGACCTCCTCACGGCCAGCCGCAAAGCCGGAAGTCCGGATTTCGGGGATGTCGTCTGGAATAAGGTGGCAGAGCCCCTCAAGAAGGTGGCCGACTTCGCCACACGCACTTACTCGGCGGGTGATGATTGGTTCAAGGTGATGATCTACGAGGCCGAGCAGGACAAATACCGTAGAGCGTTCCCTGACTGGGACGACAACAAGGTCAAAGAGAAAGCCGCCGTCATCGCCCGTGACATCCACTGGACCTACTCGCTGGCCCCAGCCATCGTGCAGGATCTCAAGAAGTTTCCTTTCATCGCGCCGTTCATCACCTTCACCAGCGAAGTCATCCGCACGACCTACAATCTGCAAAAGCTGGCCCGTCAGGAAATCATGGAGGGTCGCGCCACGGGCAACAAAGAACTCGAAGCGATCGGCTGGAAGCGCGTGCGTGGCATGACCACGGCGGCTTTCCTTCCGCTCGCAGTCGGTTCCGCCTCGATGGCGATGGCCGGAATCTCCGGAGATGACGAGGAAGATCTGCGGCGATTCCTGCCTGATTGGCAGAAGAACAGCCAGCTTCTCCTCTTCCGCAAAGCCAATGGTGAGGTCGACTTTGTCGATGTCAGCTTCCTCGACCCCTACGAGTATTTCAAAAAACCGCTCTATGCGTTCATGCGCTCGCTGC